CCCTTGCGCGTCCTCGTAAATGTACCCCAGCCCTGACTTTGCCAATGCTGAAACCAACGAATACACGTCGGTGCGGCTTGATGATCTATTTGCCAATTCATAATTGCCAGGGCGGTCAATGTCGCCCAAACCATTGTTTTCAGCCGTTGCCCATGTTGTCGTTGCTGGCGTGTATGTTCCCCAGGTGACTGACGGTGCAACCTGCGCCCAGGTGTTGAATAAAACGTCGCTCAAAATGTCATAAATCTGATCGCCGTCAAATTCTTTGGAAAGTACGCCGTCGGTCAATGCCTTTGGCAAACGTGCCAATGCGCCCAATGCCGTGATCGAATAAGTCTGCGTGAACATGGTCGAACCCACGTCGCGGACTTCAAGCCCAATGTCAACAACGTTGCCACCGAAGATTGAAACAAATGTGTTCGAAGTGTCTTTGACCTGAATTGAAATTGTCGAATTGATTTGCACTGGAATTGCAGTTTGATTCACGTCGATCAATTGAATGTTGGTATAACCCGCTTGCGCTTGCTCATAAATGTTTGTTCGACCGTTTCGAATGACTAGATTTGCCAAAACCGCGTTCGTGTATTCAGTGCCGTCAATGGTCACTTTCCAAACGGGCGACCACTGGCTCATGCGATTTGTAGGCTGGTTGCGCCGCCCGTGCCGCGGTAGTAACTGTCATTGAGGGTTTCGACGATTGTTCGTGCAGTGCCTTCACGATCGAACGCGCCAGTCACGGTCAAATTGATTGTTGTGCCCATTGAAGCGGCTTCGGCTTCACGGAATCGACCAGGGTTGAAACTGCCTGAAACAATGTTGTTGGTCGCCGCAGCTGCTGCCGCTGCTACTGAAGCAAGCCCACCGCCGCCACCCCCTGCGGTTGTTGTCGTGCCACCGGTGGTTGTGCCACCTGTTGTCGTTGTGCTGGTTTTTGGTGCAGTTGCAACCGTGCCAGTGGACATTGAAAAATTACCAAGCGCACCCGTTGCCGTCGAAGGTGCGCCAATTTTTGTGATGTAAGGAATGTCTGAACCTGGCTTGATCAAGTTAATTCCAGTGATCAATTTATTGATACCGTCAATAGCGAAATTGATCAATGGCTTAATTGCACCCAAAACATTGGCAATGACGTTCAGCACCACGTCTGCGACCTTACCAATAGCGGTGAAGGCAGCACCAATGACCTTGCCCACAATTGGTGCAAGGGCTTTGACCACGTCAACAAAACTTTCAAATTCGTCTTTGTTTTCCATGATTGTTGCCTTAATTCGATCGAATTGACCTTTTAAGGCTTCGAAAATTGGTGTGACTACGTCTTTGACGACTTTGACCACGTCACTGATTACCTTACCAAAACCGTCGCTACTGGTTAGGCTGAATGCGTTAGAAAATGCGTTGATTGCTGGCAATGCGTTTTCATTGATGAACCCCAACAATTTGTCAAGGATTGGCAACAATGCCACGCCAATGGTTTCTTTGGCTTCGTCAAATGCAACCTGAACGCGTGCAATTTGTCCCGCATAAGTGTTGGCGTTGCGCGCTGCTGCGCCACCAAACAATTCAGTCAAACGACCTTGCACCTGCTCAAATGACATTGTTTTCAATTCGGCAGTTGATAACCCAACGCCTAATTTGCCCAACGCTGCGGTGTTGCCGTCGTACGCCTTAGCAAGTGAATTGGCAATTGCTTCGACTGGCTTGCCCGTTGCTGCGCTTATGTCCAATGCGGTTGAAAGTAAATCTTGCGCCTTTGTGATGTCGCCAGTTGATCGAACCAAGCGACCCAATGCTGGGCGCAATTCGTCGTCAGCAACACCTGTCGCCAATGACATTTGAAGAATTGAATCTTCGGTTGCTTTGATTTGTGCCTGGGTTGCACCTGTTGCGTTTTCCAACGCCAGTGCCAATTGTGTTTGTGCTTTTTCGTCGGCTATTGCAGCCTTTACGCCTTCGATACCAATTGCGATTGCAGCAGCCCCAGCAGCAGCAGCAGCTGCGGCAAATGCCTTGCCAATTGCTATGCCAGCCTTGCCGACCTTATCGCCAAATGAATCAACGTCGCCTGAAGCGGTTTTGAGCGATTTGTTGAGATTGTCAACGTCGCCCAGAATTGAAAGTTTGAGGGTGCGATTGCCTGCCATTAGTCGTACCTCTTAACTATTTTTGAAAACGAATCTTCCCAGCGGCGAACGATCTCAGGCTGAACGCTGCGCAATGTCGGATAGATAAACCAACCGCGTGACCCTCGACCTTCACGCCCTGACCACACTGGAAATTGCTTTAAGCGGTTTGAACCAAACTCAGCACCGCCCCATAGTTGCTGGGTTGTACCGCCGCCGCTTAGTTTTTGACCTGCAAAACCAAAACTGATTTCACCAATTTTTGATGATTTGGAAACCTTTGAACCTTCGGCAATTCGGTTGTCCAAGCGGTTATTCGTACGGCTTGCCGCGTCTTTGATTTTGCCCTGAACCCATTGTGCCAATTCGCTGCTGGCTTCTTTGGCTTGCCTGGTCGCTTCTTCGTCCATTGCTTTGAACGATCTGACAATAGCGCGCAATTCGGCTTTGTCATAACTGATTGCTTCAGTTGCCATTTGCCCGCCTTTCCAAAATCTCCAGTATCGTCAAAATGTCTTCGGCACTTTCGAATTCATTTGGTGATAGCCCCGTTGCAAGGGCTATCTCCCAAACGATTCGACTTAGGCTTCCGACTGGGTGGCTTTTGGGTTCGCTTCACCAACGATCACTTCGGAAATTGTTTCCGTCCATGCTTCGATTGGCTTGACTGGCTTACCAGCTGCTTCACGTTTCATTGCGTGATAAGCAAGAAAAATCAGGTCTGAAATTCCGATTTTCTCCTGCGCCTGCGCAATGGTGTGACCCGTTTGCTTTTCCCATTTCACCCACTCAGGTGGTGCAGCCGTGTAGGTGATTTGGTCGCCGTTGTTGTATTCAATTGTTATTGGTAACTTCATTTTTTCTCCCGATTGTTAGATTTTAACTGAATGTTTCAGTAGGTGTGCCCACCACAATGAATGATAGGTCAACGGTCTGCGCGTCAGGTGCTGACCCGCCGACTGCTGGAAATACTGGCATGACGTTGAACGCGAACACTGCACCTGACACCGCAGTCAATGAAACTGCCAATGTTGTGTTTGGTGCTGATTCGCAAGCCGTCCATAGTGCTTCGCACAATGAACCTGACGCGCCCCAGTCAGCAAGCATTGAAACGTCGAATGTCCATTGATCGTCAATGTGCTTGTAAGCCTTGCCGTCAAGGGTTTGGTAGGTTTCAACGGTTGGTGAATTTGCAAGTGTCGCACTGGTCGCCTGTGCGTCGTAGTTTGTGGACGCAATCGTCAGTGTGAGATCGCGACCCGTGATGATTGTCGTTGGCATTTCTTCTCCTAGTTTGTTTGGGTGTAGTACGTCGAAACATTGATGTCAGCAACCAACATGGGTGATTGACCCACTTCAAGAACGGTTGGCTTTTCGACAACGCCCACGACGTATCCCGCTGGCATTGCAGCGAGAATTCCGATTATTAGTTTTTCCAGGTTATCCAATGAACCTGCGTTGCTATTTGAAGCAACAATTGCTGAAATGGCAAAATTGATTTTAACCTTCGTTGAGGATTTGCCAATCAAAACCACTTCCATGTAAGGCGAATCAGGCACGACCACAATGGCGGGCGGGATTGGCGATTCTGGAACGCTCGCGTACACGTTAGCCGACAACGCGCTGAACGCGTTTGCTAAGGCTGCGCGGGTATCTGAAATGGCATTGGCTGGCACTTATTGAACGACCGTTTCAACGTCCAGGTAAGGCATAAGCAAGGTTGAAACACGGTTGGTCAGGCTTCGTCCCATGCGGTACGGCGTTGAAGCAAAATCCACGCCCTCGATCTGTCCACCTGCGGCGACGCGTGATTGAAACACTTCGACGCTGACTGCCAAAATTGCTGATTCGATTGGTGCGCTTGACGCATAGATTTCAGCTGCTGAATAGCCTGAAAGTGTTGCAGTGCCTGTTGGAATGATCTCGCGCAATGTGACATTTGATGAAGTCAATGCAGCGGTGAAATAGTATGTTGCAACGTCAACGACTGTGTGCGTTGCGCTAAATGGTGCTGGCAAACCTGCCACGATTACGGACTGACCAGCCACGAAATGATGTGGGCGTTGTGTGTAGAAAAACGCTACGTTTGATTCTAATTTGTAAGCGTTGACGGCTGAAGAATTCGAAACCAGCATTGGCAAAATAACCGCTTCGGCGGTGTTGATGATTTCGTCAAGATAACTGTCTGAATAAAGGCTGACGGAAACGCCAAGCACTGTACGCAATTGGCTCGCAGTGACAATACTTGGCATTTCCGTCCCCCTCGTTGATCGGCTGCGGCGAGATCGGGAGAACCCGCCGCATGATTAGTTTTTTACTGCTTGTTGAACTTGAACGCGCCTGCACCGATCTTCGTTGCAATTGCGCCGTATCCGTACACCATGACTGATACCTGACCTGAAGCGATTACGTCCGCGCGTAGTCGGTAGGTTGGTGATTCATACCATGTGTATGCCGCTGGGTTCACGATAAGCATTGAACCGTCAGCGTCAGTTGTTGCAGCAGTGTTTGCGGTGACGTATAGGTCAAGACCTGCAACGTTTCCGCGGACTGAATCAGGGCGAACAACACCACCAGCGTTTGAAGGCTGGGAAGCGTTGTAAATTGGACGACCTGAATCATTCAGTGTCATAAGGTTTGCCCACTGTGATGTGTTTGCAATTAGATTGCGAGCGAATCCCTGTGTGCCTGCATAAACTGAAGCAGCACCGCGGGAAACGAAACCAAGCAATTCAGCTGCGGTTGGGTATGTTGCAATTGTTGTTCCGTCAGCGGTTGCGCCTGAAATCAATGCTGCGTTCACCGCAGTATCTGTCGCCTTAGCGTAAGCCGCTGCCATGTTTGTCAACAATTCGTTAAAGAATAGTGGTGAAGTGCGGTCAAGCAATTCAACGCTGAATGTCTGTTGTCCAGCGTACTTTGCAACGTTCACTGTTACGAATGCAGCAGCCTGGTCAGTTTCTGACGGTGTGCCTGCTTCGGAAGTTGCTGCGACTGTTGGCATTGTTGTGATCTTTGGAATCTCGAAAGACATTCCAGCGTCAGGCAAAACACCGCGAGAAATCGCGTCAATGTTTGAACGTGTTGTGTTTGCAAGTCCGTTAATAACCTCAGTCAATTGACGTGTTGGAACTAAACCTGCGTTGTCTGTTGTGTCGTCTGCTGCTGCAACGTACTGACGGGCATTCTCGTCACCCATTGAAGCGCGGACTGTATTTTCAAGGTACTTAGCAGCGGTGAACTCTAAGCGTGGCTTTGAAGTCCAACCACCTACGGCTGGCTTCGCTGCTGCGGTTACTGACTGGGCGGCTTCTACCGTTTCGGCGGTTGAAGCGTCTTTGACGGTGTCTTCCACTTCGTCTTCTCCTTCTGTTGGTTGTGCTTCAGGTTCGATCGTCGAATCTGAAATCTCTGTTTCGCCTTCGGTGGCGGCTACCTCAGCAACGCGTGCTGATCGGATTGCGGGTTCGCTGGTCAATGCAACGCCAGTCATTTCACCCTTCAAAATGCGGACTGTTCCGTCCTTCAGTGTTTCGTATTCGTCAAAATAAACTTCAACGCTGAATCCGTCACGCAAACCTTCAGCTGCTTCAACCAATGCGTCATTGCCCGCAGTTGTTTCAGCAATTTTAAATGTTGCGTCAATGCCTTGCTCATTTGATTCAATTGAAAGTGTTTTGCCGATTCGACGTGTACGGTCATGTTCAAGGTTTAACAAAACTGGTGTTGCTTCGATTGAATTCTTAGCAAATTGCACCTTGCCGATTGAAGCGTTGCCAGTTTCTTCAAATGTCACAATGCGCCCGGTGATTGTGCGACTGTTTGAATCTGCCGCGGTGATTGCAATTGGTGTGATGACTTTTTTCATAGCAGCATGTCTTCTTCCTCGCGTATTTCTTCGATCGACATTGCGCCGATACGATTCAAGATTTCATAAACCTGCGCGCGCTCATAAGGATTGCCACGCAAGAAATCGTCAAGATCAAACATGACGCGATTGCCTGCTGGCGTAAAGTCAGCAAAACTTAAACGTTGTTCAATAATTGACATGTAATTTCTAAACGCAAAATCAACCAGGTCGCGACGCTTATCAAGTGCGTTTGCGTATGTGAATGATGATTGTTGTGAATCAGTAAAATACGCTGGAATTCCGCACGCGCGTGACAATTCAAGTGAAACGTAATTGCGTGCTTCATTTAGCTGCAAATTCTTTGGATCGTAACCAATTGTTTCAAGTGTTACGTCAGCGTTCAAAAATGCAGTTGATTTGTTGCTTCGTGCGGTGCGCCATGATGACAACAATTTTGCAACGCGGTCTGCGGGTAATGATGTGCCGTTTGATTTCAAAACCATTTGTGGAATTGGCTCATTGGCAAAATTCATTGAAGCCTTTTCAAGTGCGGCAGCCGCCTTAATTGTGCGACCTGCACGCGCAAGCAAACCTTCTTGTGTATTTGGGAAAACAACCAAATTTGCTGGGTCAACGGGTGTTCCGTCGATCTCGTAAGAATCAATTTCTGTTCCATTGGCGTTTGTTGTAATTGAAACGCGTTCAGGTGCAATTCTTTCCATTGCGCGGATTTTTCCCGTGTCCGCATACCGTTCCATAACCCAGCCATAAGCAGAATTATGGAAAAACAAGTCTGAAACTATCCATGACCAAAATGTTGAACCTGGGATTCGTGGGTCAGGCTGATTGATCACGCGTGGCTGCGTTACCTTCTCACCTGTTGCTTCGTTGCGTGTGTGCATTGGAAGTGAAGCAATTGTTTGAATGATTGACAATGCACGCGCCACGGTTGGCACTGACATTGCTTCCGCACGATTGGCACTTTGTATGCCGTAAAAATAAAAATTGTTATTTTCGGTGAAGTAAGGCGCAAGTGAAGCGTCAACGTCCACGGGCGCAGCTGGAACGGCAGCGGCGACGCGTGGCACGAATAGATCGAATAAACCCATGCCCAAATTGTGTCAGGCTTATACGATCAACCAACCATGATGTCAAGATCATTCTCTGGGCGTGTCGCAAAATGTGTCGCAAGCGCAACCGCCACGGCAGCGCAAACGACCGATTGGCTGGCACGTCGTCCAATGACCCAACCGCCGTCGCCACGACGCAATTGCACCGCTGCCAACACTTCTTCGGACAATTGTGCCTGACCACGGTGTTTCAAACGCCCTGAATTGATCGCCGACAACATTTCGTCGCACGCCTGCGGATAAACCCCGTCCATGTCGTAAATCGGAATTCCAGCGGGTGCAAGGCGCGCGGCAACCGCGGCACTGGTTTTTCTGCTATACAAAACGTATTCCGTCGGGTACTTCCGCGCATAATCTGCCAGGTCGTTGGCAATTGCCTTGTCGTCTAGTTGAAGATCATTTGCCCAGGTGTGCAGTAACTTTACGACGAACTGTTCCCCGCCCAATTTCTGCGCCCCGATTAATGAAGCGTGTTTTCTGTCGGGCGAAAGATCGATCGCAAGCCACGTCAGTTTGTCAATGTCTAAATCAGCTGCTTTGTCCAGGCAGTTACCCCATGAAGCAGCGTCCACCGCGCTATTGATTGCCACAACCCAACGGCACAACACTTCGGTCATGACCACGTCAGGCGGGTCGTTCAAAACTGACTTGATGTTGTCAGGGTGGAACAAGTAACCCATTGAAGGGTTTGAATGCCTGGCGTTTTCAACGCTGATTTCGTCGGTAGGTGCTGACCATTCAAAATAGCCAATGTCATCTTCGACCCCCGCAATGGAAGCCAGTGCACGATCGCGAAAACCGTTCAGCACGACGGAACTGGAATCGCCTGCGTTTGTGTAAGCCATGACCATTGGATTTTGAGCAGCCATGAGGGTATAGCGAAGCGACGCAAAACTCTCAATGTCGGTCATTTCGCGCAATTCGTCCAGGTGAATGGTTGAAGGTCGGGAAACACCACGGGCAGCCGAACCACCCGCGCGAATGATGAATCTATTTCCCGAAAGTGTTTCGATTTCTTCACCGCCATGTTGCCAGCGGATTTTCTTGACCTGTTTTGCCAAATTGTCGCTGCCCTCGATCATCTGCACCATTGCCCTGAACTGTTCAAGTGACGTGGACAAACGGTGCGCCGAACCGATCTGCAATTTTTCATCCCATAAGAACAACCCGCCCATGATTCTGATCAGCTGCAAAAATGATTTTCCTTGTTGTCGTGCCACAACGATTGTGTTCACTGGGGTCGCCCACCGACCGTCGGGCTTGACTTTGTGCGTGTGAATAAGCGCAAATTTTTGCCATTCCATAAGATCAACGCCCAAACTGGTCGCCAAGTCGATCAATTCGCCCCCGCGTGAAGGTAAATCGTTCAGTGGCGTGTGAATTCTCGGCGTTTGAACGCCAAATAGGGCGTTTTGCGGTTCTGCGTCCCTACCCAAAACCGTTTCAGGGCTTTTGAGGGCTTCTATGGGGCTTTGGTGACCTTTTGAGGGCTTCTCAGTCGTTTTCATGGCTTCTCGAATCGTTTTGGGGGATTTTTTTACAAGGAAGGGTCAGGGGTGTCGAAGCGTTACTAAAAAACCGCCCCCCTTTTGAATAATTGCATTTAGTGCATAGACACTGAAGATTCCAGTCGTCATCACCACCGCCTGCACTGCGTGGCAGTATGTGATCAACCGTTGTGCCTTCACCACCGCATTGCTGGCATGTGTATCCGTCACGTTGCAGTATGCGTTCGCGAATCTTGCGCCATTTGCCAGTGCTTCCATTGTCCTTCAATGCACTTGCCATTAGTAGTACCCATTCGCTTGATGAAAGTCCCATGCCTTGCAAGGCTTATGATAACGATTCGTTATGTATCGCAATGAAGCGTCTATTTGTCTGAATGGGTCAAGTGTGCCGTAGTGCTTCGATCTCATCTGACCAAGTCCCCAATGTGACCCGTTGCGGGCAGTGTATGACCACCTTGATTCCTTAGTGATTATGCGGTTGAAGCATTGAAATTCTTTATAGTCAAGAATCCTGGAATGTGCATAAAGTTTCAAATGATCTATTGAATAGTTAGCTGCATTGGCGTTTTGTATCAGCCCTGTCGAAGTAACCGCCAAAATGGCAATACTCGCCCCATAACGCTTTCTGCGCTTCAGCGAACTAACCGCGGTGGCGGTTCGCTTCTCGCGAAGAAATCGTATCGCGCATGTCAAATGTTTAACAACATTACGCATGCCGTTGGGCGTGTCCCACAACCTTTTGCACCCTGTGGACAATGTCTGTGGATAACTTTTAACGTGTAATGACTTCAATTTCACCCCACCCTTCACGTTTGACGTGCAGTTTAGCCATTTGCATTCGTTGGTGGTGATCGACCACAACCTTGCGTGGTGCTGGAAATTCACGGTGTTTTTGCACTTCCAAACACGTTTCAAGTCGTGTATCAAACACAACCAGTTTGGTGTCAATGCCTAGACGATCAGCCAAATTCAGCCAAAACCGCCTATGTGTCTGAATGGTGTGTGTGCCGTCAGCAATGATGTATTTGCCCGCTTCAGCTGCTTTGACTGCTTTCATGCGCTGCAAGCCCATAAATGCTGCAATGTCCAATTCACGGTTAACCCGTACGGCTTCAGTGTTGAAAACGTACTCAAACCCTGATTTGTTTTTTGTGACCCAGGTTGATTTGCCTGCACCTGGCGCACCCATGAGGACAACGATCATTGGTGACCCCAACCCGTACCTTTGAAGGAGATTCCAGGTGCAGAATAAAGTCTGCTCATGGGTTGCCCGCAGCATTGTGCGTCGCGTTCCTCGTGGATTGACTTATCCACCTCAACACGGATTTTGCACACCTTGCATTCAAATTCATAGATTGGCATTTGAAGTCCCGATCTGTGCAACCCCCATGACTTCGCACTTGGTGCATTGAATCACTTCCACACCGTCGGGAAGGTTGTCCGTTATTTTGTGAATTACTTGTTCGGTTATCTTTTTGCATTTGCGACATTCAAATTTGATTTTGTCCATAGTTGCTTCTCCGTAAATTCTCAATCGGCTGAAGGTTGATTTGTGTGACCCACCAATTTGGTTGCTTACTGTGGCGATACCGTGGACGCTTAGCCATTGCAATGGGAATCCAACCCGCAATGAAGAAGTGTGGACTTTCACCTGTGACCAGGATTGCCACGTCGTCGGTTCGATCGTATTCGTGAATTATCAGCTGCCCCGCAACGTATTTTGTCCAGCGCACTTCAAAATGGCTGCCAACGTCCGCCCGGCGTTTGCCTTTGTCCTCAAATGGTTGAAATTCAAGATTGAGGTATTTGGCGACAACCCATTCAGCACCAATTGAATGTGCGTCCTGGGCTATCTGATCGTGGAATGATTTTTCAGGCGTGTAACTGCCCTCTTTCCATTCGTGATAATCCTTGTTATTTTTTGCCAATGCAATTGCGGCTTCATGGCAAATAAATTCTTCTTGCCGTGTAAGTGCCATTTTCACTATCTGCAACCTTTGCAAAACCAAATGACCTTTTCGCCACCGTATTGCTTTTGGTATCCAAATGGGTCAAGTCGGGTCAGCATTGAGCATTTGTCGCATTGCTCGATTTTGTATTCTTCGACCACTTCACCGTTCAATAACAATTTGGCGGTCATGCTTTGTGGATAGATAATTTCTGAATAGTCCGCCACGATCACACCTGTGGCTTCCACTTGCCGTCACTGGCAAGAACGTACCAATTTGGCGCACACTGGGTCGCTTTTGTGCGTTCGGTGCAGAAATACCCGCCCCAATTCTTTGGTGCGCCTTCGTGGGCTTGCTTCCAAATGCGGTGACCATGCGCGCATTGCGGTGCTTCTTCGACCAGTTGCCCGCCCAGTTGTTTTGCAATTTCGTCCATTGATGAACCCAATGACGGAATGCCTGACTGTTCGGCTTCCGCTGCGGTTTTGTACGACGGAATTTCACCGTGCTTTGTCGTCCAATAGTCAATGTCAGTGTTTGCAACCTTCGCAGGTGTTTTCTCGACCTGTTCCATGATCTCGCGTGTGCTGCGTTCAGCCCCACCCATGACCAGTTGCTGCACCCTCATAATTGCTGAAGTCACTGTGTCTTCTACGAACCAACGTTTCATGTTTTGTTGGTACGCGCCCTGGTAACCAAATGCAAAATCAACGCCGTCAGGCAGTACCGAATCAATGCCTTTGAACGCACGGGCTTCAACCAGGACATAACCCTTTTCCGCGCTAAATTCAACAATGCGTGTTTCAATGCGACCTTGCGGGTAAGTCTTCAGCCAACGTTCCAAACGCTCACGGCTTGCTTCGTAATTGTCTAGGAATCCCATTATTTGACCTCCTTGATGTCTGAAGGTATTGCAATGATTGACGGCTTGGCATTTGCAATGTGGCGAACCATTGCCTTGCGACGGGCTAAGCCTTCACGCTTGCCTTCTTTGAACCCTTTGGCGTAACCGACTGCACCGCCCATAATCATGAGGACAATAATCCCCACCAAACGACCCAATGTTGCTGGGTCTAATAGATCAAGTACCATTTTGAATTCTCCCGATTCTAGGCGGTAGGACTACCACCTGAACTCAGGGTGACGCATGAATGGCGCGCGGTCAAGAACCTTGCGTGTTTGTCGGCGTGTCGATCGGCTTTGGCTTTGATTTCAGCCCATTGCCAGCAAGTACCCCGCCCAGCGAACCAGTCAAGAAAATCGCCAGGGTTTTCAATAGATCGATAAATGCTGCGTCATTGGGTGCTTGCGCCCCGATTGGCTGGGTTACGAAAATAAGCGCATAAGTGATACCAATTGTGACTATCAAAAAAACCATTGCCAGGGTTGTGCCGATTATCAAAATCAGCTGCGCGTGGATTTCTTCGGGCGATTTACGGCGTGCGGGTTTGTTGTACGACTTCTCCAATGATGTCGTCAGTGCATGTTCCAGTAGGGACGCACTGCGGTTTTTGACATTCCGCGTTTGTCCAATTTTCGAATTCCTGGCATTCATAGCGTGTCCAGCCTTGATACCCGCAAGCGGACTGGGTTAGTGCAAGTGCCCAAACCAACCCAGCCGCTGCGAATCGTCGGCTCACTTCCCCGTAGAACCGAAGGCTTTGTCGTTGGGATTAAGCCAGCGCAAAATCACTGGCGCAACGGCTGCAACCCCACCCATTGCAAGGGTCTTTGGGTCTGTCACGCCTGCCAGGTATAGCGCAAGTGCTGCCGCCATGAATGAACGCGCCCATGACGCGATCAAGGCTTTGGTTTTGTCCATTTGGTTTTCTCCTTCTTTGGCTTCGCTGCCATTGTTGGTATTTCGATTTTTGGAAATTCGCCCTTATACGGCACAAACTTTGGAATGCCGAAACCGACGATTTCCTTGCCTTCACCGTATGAGCGAACCTTCACCATTACCATTCCGCCATTGCGTTGGTCGCCTGTCCCGCTGGTGTTGCCCTCGATCGTCAAACATGTTTTGGTGTCAATAAGTCCCACAACAATTCCAATGTGTGAAATGCGATCAACACCGTCATGCGGAAAGTCCATAAATGCCAAATACCCCAGTTGCGGCATACCTGACCAGCGTTGCATTTCTTTGAAGCGGTGTGCGCCTTGCGCTGTTGAAACGACTGAATGAAGTTTGACACCTGCTTGATCAGCGCACCAATTGACAAATGAACCGCACCACGGCAAACCGTCTGCTTTTGTAAATTTGCCGTACTTTGTCAGGTTGTTGCCTTCTTCGATTGTGCCAACTTCAGCAGCTGCAATTTCGATCAAACGTGCGTTCGTGCCGTTAGGAAATGGCATAGTGTTCCTCATTCTCGCAATTCCATTGCGCGGTTTCCTCATTCAAAACTGCTTCATTATGGCATTTTGGCGGGATAAATGCGTCACGGTTTTCATCAAATTGATAACCAATACCTGCAAAATTTTTGCGAATTGTTGCGTTGTATGACGTTTGCTTCCAAACTCCACCAAATAAATTAAATGCAAATTGTTCAACGTCGGGTTCGTAATCATTAGAAATCACAATGACCTGAACAACCATGTTGTTTTCATCAAGTTTTGCAACGTGTGCCATTAGATTGTGATACTCCCTGAACCCGTAAATTTATAAATTCTATAACCACCTGAAACAGTAATAGTTGGCGAGCCAGTTGTTGAAGTTGCAGCAGCAAAATTGTCAGGGTATCGGATAACCACAACACCCGAACCACCTGCGCCGCCTGTGCCACCGCCTGAACCTGAACCTGCGCCACCGCCGCCGCCACCGCCTGTGTTGACTGTTCCTGCACTTCCAACGCCAGCTGCTAACGAACCACCTGCGCCACCGCCGCCTGTGCCGCCTGCGCCACCACTTCCAGGATTTCCAGCAGCACCACCACCACCGCCGCCTGCATAAGTTGTGCCAAACACTGATGAACCCGCACCGCCTGCGCCGCCATTGTATGTCGAAGCACCGACACCTGCACTTCCCGCTGCGCTTGCACCACCGCCGCCTGCTGAACCATACGGCGCACCGCCTGATGTGTTTCCGCCTGCATTTCCCTGGCTAGGCGAAGTTGAAGGAGTGTTTCCCGCACCGCCTGTTTTGCTTCCACTGCTACCAGTGCCCGCACCGCCACCTGAACCACCTGCAACGCCATTTGCTGATGAATAGTAACCACCACCACCGCCGCCTGCTGACGTAATAGTTGAAAAAACACTGTTATTTCCACTTGTTGGCGCACCACCGCGACTAGCACCACTTCCACCACTTCCAACTGTGATCGTGTAATTCGTGCCAGGTGTCACGCTGAATGATGTCGCGGTTCTAAGTCCGCCCGCGCCGCCACCGCCGCCGCTGCCGTCGTTCATTGAACCAGTTGAACCACCACCGCCGCCGCCTGCAACCACTAAATAATCAACTGAGGTTGTTTTTGGTGGTGCAAATGTATTTAAGCCAATTGGTTTTAAAGGTGTCATGCTGCAATGTCACCGATCAAAACCCATGTGTCAGTTGCTTTTTTCCATAATGACGCGCCCGAATACTGACCTGTTAATTTCAATTTTGAACCACTTGAATAAATTGTGACACCTGCGCCACCGACGGTCACCTGACCCGCACCGTATTGAAGCAAATCAATTCGTGTGTTCACGGGAAATGCCACGGAAGCATTTGTTGGAATTGTTAAAGTGATTGCTGAAGCATTGGTCAAAGTGACCATTTTGCCCGCGTCGGATAAAACCAATGTATAAGTCGTGCCTGTTTGTGCGTTTTCTATTGCTTGGTTTCCGACTGCGTAATCAAATGACAATGTGACCGAACCTGAAGTGCCGCCACCCGTTAAACCAGTGCCAGCGGTGACCCCTGTGATGTCGCCAGGATTTGCGTCCGTCCATGTGAAATCCATGTCGGTGTTTGAAGTTTTTGAAAGAATTTGACCAGTTGTGCCACCTTTAAGATCAGCCAGTGACGTGTCAACCGCCTGACCAAAAACCTCAAAATCGGCTGGAAGGTCTGTGACCAAGTCACTCGACGTTGGCATTTGCCAGCCAAACGAACTCGTTGGGTTACTCATAGGTGATTCTCCTTTTCTACGCCACTATTGTGGCATTTGCCCAGTCTAAAGTCGGCGACACGCTTGACCATGTTTCGGTAATCGGCACGTCGTTCCAACGCATTGCCTGCAATGAATACGCCAACGGCGATAACAACAACGTCACTGAAAGTCGGTTGTAAGCCGCCTGGAATGACCAGCCTTCGACGAAGCCCTGGAATGTGCCTGACGACATGTTCAACGGAAGATTATTCAACGAGATTGCTTCACCCATAAAAACGTTGAGCAACGCGTCACGATCGCCATTGTCAATTTCAGGATTTGTCAGGTCAAATGCAATTTCGCTGAAAATTGGTTGTGGTTGGGCACGAAGCGACAAATAGAAATTTGCCTGTGCAAGCGCGTCGGCTGACTTTTCCAATGTGGTCGTGATGATCTGCGCAAGTGTGCCGTAAAGGGAAATCGAATTTGCGTCACTGGCTGATTCTTCGGCACTGCTGGTCGAACCGTATTTGATTGTTAGCGAATTGCGAACGTCGCCAACACGGGTTTGAATCCGCAAACCAGCTGCGCGGGCATGGTTAGCGTCAAGGTCAACATAACCATTTGCAGCCAAGTAATTGGTGCGGTGGGTTGAATCAGCGTAACCAATGCGCCCTTGCGCGTCCTCGTAAATGTACCCCAGCCCTGACGTTGCCAATGCTGAAACCAACGAATACACGTCGGTGCGGCTTGATGATCTATTTGCCAATTCATAATTGCCAGGGCGGTCAATGTCGCCCAAACCATTGTTTTCAGCCGTTGCCCATGTTGTCGTTGC